GAATCGAACGTTTGATCTACGCCGAAAACATTGAGAAAGCGGCTGCTGGCTTTTATAATTCGACCATTGTTACCCGCAAACTTGGGCTCGTTGAAAAGCAGGAATTGTCGGGCGATTTGACAGTCACCAGGACAAAGAAGAGGTTCGACGGTGAGTAATCATATCGAGTACATAACACGGCCTCAGGGCAAAGTTCTCCAGGAGTACATGGATTGCCGTGCGTCTCGATCATTCATCCTCGGACCCTTGGGCAGTGGCAAGACAATTGCGACAATCAACAAAATCTTCGATCTCATGTGCGAACAGGAGCCAGTGCTTAACAAGGAGCACAAACACTTCAACAAGCGTCTAACGCGATTCTTCGCGGTCAGAAATACATACTCCGAATTGATGTCCACGACGATCAAAGATTGGCGAGAATGCCATGATGAGTTTGGGCCTTTCACTCTCGGGAACAAAGAACCTCCCAAGCAACAGCTTCGCTTCAAGCTCGATGACGATACGTTCGTTGAGTCTGAGATTTACTTCATCGCGTTTGATCGCCCTGATCATATCAAGAAAGCGCGAGGACTCCAGGGCACTGGGGTATGGCTTAACGAGATCAAGGAACTCCCGAAATCAGTCGTCGATATGCTCGATCTTCGAATCGGTCGTTATCCATCGCGGAAAGAAGGCGCCCTCCCTACTTGGTTTGGAATGCTTGGTGATACCAATGCTCCCGACGATGACCACTGGTATTATCACCTGGCCGAAGTCGAAAAACCTGTTGGTTGGGCATTCCATCGTCAGCCGGGCGGGGTGATCCTGGACGCCGCCGGCAACTGGGTTGAGAATCCCAATGCTGAGAATCTTGGAAATCTACCACTTGATTACTATTCGCGAGGTATGTCCGGTAAGACTTATGACTGGATCAAGGTGAATCTCGGCAATGAATACGGCTTTGTGATGGAGGGTAAACCGGTTCATCCACGGTATGTTGATTCAGTGCATTGTCAGGACATCGCGTTCTATCCGGACCCGAAGAATCCGATCATCCTTGGTTTCGACTTTGGAAGGACCCCTGCTTGTGCAATAATGCAGCGTGGCCCATTTGATCGTTGGATTGTGTTCGATGAGTTCTGTGCCGAGGACATGAGCGCAATTAGCTTCGCGCCGGAACTCAAGAAGTATCTGCTTTCAACATATCGGGAATTCAATTTCTCGTATCGGGGTTGGGGAGATCCTTCCGGCGGCAGGGGCGGCGAGGCCACAGATGACACAGCGCATAAAATCATCCGTGCAGCCGGTTTACCGTGTAAGGCTACCAGGAGTAACAAGGCGGCTATTCGTCGCGCCGCGCTCGAAATTCCGCTTAAAGAAACGTGCATGGACGGAAAGCCCAGGATCGTTATACTGCCGAAGTGCAAGAAGATCCGTAAAGGTCTGATGGGTGGCTTCTGTTACCGGCGGGTCCAGGTATCCGGAGAGCGCTATACCGATGAGCCGGATAAGAACGAATATTCACACCCTGTTGAAGCGCTTGAATACGCTTTACAGGGTGAGGGTGAAGGGCAAACCGCCGTTAGAGTAGAAGATAACGGTAATTTTATGGACTTAACGAGGACAAGGATGACCGGCTTCTCTCAGTCGGCTCCGAGGATGGGGATGTAATGGAAGAATATGTTCAGATGTTTATCGAGGATCACTTTCCGAATCAAACATTGCCAATTGGTATTGATTCTGTTATTCGGGAGATTATAAAAACAGCGTATCTTGACGGATAAAGCAGAACATTCAACAGGAGGAAAATAATGGCGACTCCAGGCGCAACAACGACAGATGTTTCCGACGATCGATCAGTCATTCGATCAGTTTGGACATTAACTACCACAGATCATACCGGGCAACCAGTACGAGCTATCGAGTTTGAAAACACTACGTTTCAGGCAGTCGGTACGTTCGGTGGATGTACGGTGATCATCGAAGGATCACTTGATGGTACGAATTTTTACGCTCTCAGGGACATTACCGGGACCGGTATTGCTCTGACCAGCGCAGGACTGCAGAAAGTTTTAGAGAGTGTTCAGTACATCAGGCCGCGACTTTCCGTTGTTGGAACGGGTGCATCGATTACTGCCACACTCCTTTGTCGTCAAAAAATCAACACGAGGACATCGTAATGAGTGATTTTACAATAACCGCCACACAACTGCGGAAGATAGCAAAACCCTACGTCGATATGCTTGCTGCAGCCGATGCAATCGAAGAGATCGGTGTTATCAAAAATCATCTTGAGGAACTGAAGATCGCCCGGAAAGGCCTGATCGATGAGATCGCCGGGTCACGGTCCGAACTCAGCAATATTCAGGAAGAGATCAAAGCGACTAGCGTCAGGGGTGAGTCGATCATCTCCGATGCTAAACAGGCTTCTGAGAACATGATCATCAGTACGGAAAAACAGATCAAAGAGATGATCGAGGCCGGTAAAAAGAAAGCATTTGAAGCTGGGGATTCACTGCTTAACGAACATAAAACCGATCTCGATACCGTGAAAAAACAAGTATCCCGATCGCGTTCTGATATCAAAAAGTTCACCCAAGAACTCAACGATCTCACTGCAGCGGTTGAAGCAAAGACTCAAGAGTATGCTGAGATCGAAGCGAAGCTCATTGCTTTGAAAGAGAGTGTTAAGACTCTGTAATGTCGAACCAACGACTCGTTCATAAGGTCACTCAATTCACTGCCGGTGATATTGAGGGTACTTACATACTCGGCGCCGATGGTAATGTTATTTCATTCAATCCCGCCGAAGCGTTCGCAATCGCGAAGGTCGATGATGATGGCGACGAAACGAGCGTTCATTACTACGGGTATCTCCGGGCTGATGGCGCCTGGTATATTATGCAGGAAAGTAAATCAGGTAACGAGACAACCTATCAGTATTACACCGGGGCATCTGATTTCTCAACAGGTTGGACAAACAGGGCGACTTTAGGATACAGCACTTTCGATGCTATATTTTAAGAACAAACTCAATCCGTTTACTGGTAAATTACAGAAGATCGTCGATGCTTTTAAGAGCATTGGGTTTCTTACCGGGCAACTTACCGGCTTTCCGAATCGAACGGATTCAACGTACTCATGGGATGATGGGACCCTGACATTTTCCATTGAGCCTACCGGTAGTTCTTTTGAGTTCTGGAACAGGGGTATCAAAAGAACAGTCACCAGTACGCAAAGTATTGTCGGTGACGGTACGGACTTCACAATCGCTGAAGGCACATGGTATTTCTACTATGATCCGGATGGTGTTCTTTCCGCATCTCAGACTCAGTGGGATTTCTTCGATGGTACGGCTTTTATTTCCGTAGGCTACTGGGATGATACGAATTCGGTAATGATCGGGATGGCTCCTGGTGATGAACGTCATTCTCATCGTCGAAACCCTGAGTGGCACTGGGACCAGCACGAACGTATCGGCGCCTGGTACGAGTGGGGTCTTACACCTACTGTGACAGTAGATGGTAATGGTTCATTGGATAGTCACGCAGAGATCGCTGCAGTTACTGCTGGTGAAATACATGACGAAGATATTGAACACGAGATTGACCAAACAACCTCCTGGCAAATGCTTTATTTCTCCGGGGCCGGTGCATTACTCCGGGCAACTGCCGCTTCTGTTGCAGCCGTCGATGTTACGGCAACTCGACCGAACTATAATGAATTCACTGGTGGCGCATGGCAAGTAACAGAGGTTGATAACACAAAATTCACACTGACTCATCTCATCGCAATCCATAATGAGATCTTTAAATTGATGGGTCAGAATCAATATGTTTCGGCTGTTGCAGCCCAGGCCGGCGCCGAAACCGAAATACTCAATATATCTACCGGCATGATACCGCTGCCGGAAACTGTATATCTCGCAACGTTTATCATACAATGTCAGGATTCTTACACAAACTCGTATAATGCGCGATTGATTTCGACTGCAGAAGGTGATGATTTTGTCGATTGGCGCCTGGTGGAACTTACCGCGAATGGTGGGACTTCTGCGAATCAGCGTCTTGTGGATCTCGTTGATGTTGATGATACCAATAAAGCGACGAACACTATCTTGATGGTGAACGCTGCCGGCAATCATGTGTATGTTGATGGTTCAAGTATTTTCGATTTTTCATTCTCAATTGCTTCATTCTCAGACGGTATAGCTGATACTTCTCAACTCATCGGTTCTGGGGTCTGGATCGTTTCGGATGGCGTATCATTCACTGCGACTTATAACAATGGCCCTCCGGCATCTGCAGTCGTTACGGAATCCGGCGGGTCTACGGGATGGACACCTTCAAGCGTAAGTATTGTCGCCGGATCTGCAGTTTCTCCGGCTGCTACTTATTACCCGGCATCACGAACAGGTACTGTTACATTCACTCTCACTGCAGATTTGGAGGTAGACACCGAGTCCGTAAGTTTTTCGAATACTCTGCGCTACGGGAACAGTACGCTTACTCAGGGTAATCAAACTGAGGCAAGTCTTGAGGAACTGAGCGAAGTTGCTGGACCGAACGAGTCAAGGAGTCAGACAATCAGTAATATCGCTACAACGGCGAATTATCTCGTTTTTGCATGGGCTCAGGCGTTATCCGGAAATGTTACACAGGTCCAGGGCGATTTCGGATCTGGATATGTCACTTGTGCTTTCGCATCTGCAGCGACTACGGTTGCCCCTGATGTTCAGAGTGATGTGACGAATGTTGCGAACTCTGCAGGATTCTCGGAAACGTTCGAGTGTATCACAAGTCTTATTACCGGGCTGGCGAATGGTACGAATGATTTTAAAGTTATGACCAGTAGTACCGCACAGAACTATGTGTATTGGGGGGAACTCAATAAGAGTTCTGGATACACTGAAGCCGATATTGAAGGTAATTATGCGACTGAACCGGGCAAGGTCGCTACGAATACTATTTCGAGTCGATCGATGACGGTCAATGCTGCGGTCGATGAGTACGTTTATATTGCGTACCCTACGAGACTTGGTACAATAAGCAGCATATTGATCGGTGGGTTCGAATCCGTGAGTGATTTCACAGAGGATACAACGACTCTTGCAGTTACGAATGATGGTGGGTTTCAGGAGAATTATACAGTGCTTGTATCAACATATCCGGGATTTTCTGATCCAACTACCATGGTGGTAACTATCTAATGCCTAAGATATATGGACCGCTGACCAAAGGATCTATATTTTCGTTCTTTATTGATGCTATTCGTTATGTAGGCCTCGGTACAACTGAAGAACACGTCCCTGCATCTGGCGATGGATTTGTGTTTTGGGATGTAGACGCAGGCGAATTCGCCTGGGTTGACTATGATAATATGCCTGGCGGTTCTTCAAACGCTTCAGACATCCCCATCCTCGACACCGCCGGCAACTTCGACGCTGAGGATGTTGAGGGGGCGCTGGCGGAAGGTGCGGATTTAGTTAAAAGTAAGGTAACCGGACAAACGATAAACAATCACATAGTTGGAAAAGCCTATTATAATTCGTCAGAAAGTGTCTGGGATTTGGCAGAGAAGACAATAGAGGCTACGATATCGGGAACTATCGGGATATGCAGTGACCCAACAACAATTCGGTATTTTGGAGATCTCACCCTGACTGGCCATGGGTACGCTATTAACAGCTCACTGTATATCGATGATAGTGGGTTTATTGTTGATTCGCCACCATCAGAAGTAGGGGACTTTATACGGTGCATTGGAGCTGTTAAGGATGAAAACACGATCAGAATCTCCATCTCTGATGACTATAGTGAGGTAGGGTGATGGCCGATGTTCTAACTATAAATACCCCACAGCCAATCGTTAAAACATCATCTGGTGTTGGTTCGGTCACGTTGTCAGGTACGCAATCTGGCGATGTTGCTATAGAGGCGAGAGTCCTTGATTATGACACTGGTTTGGCGACCGTATTGGACTGGACCGCGATTGATGCCTCACCTTCAGGCGGTACATTTTCTGGGATTCTATCAAGTATCCCAGAAGGTGGATGGTACAGGATACAGTGTCGGCCTGTTGGCGGAGGCGGAACAATTGACACATATGCCAATGGTGATGTTTTTGGAGTTGGATTGCTTATTGCTCTGGCTGGGCAATCTAACCTCCATGCCTGGACAGGGTATAGTCCAATTACCATACATCGTCTGGCTGGTGGGTCTTTGTCCTCGACAGCCTCTGATCCAATCAGAATTTATGTTGAACAGTTTGCCTCGTCTGCGAGATGGCAGAAGTATTGGGACGAGATGGCTTTTAATCTTTTTGGATGGCCTGACACAATAACACTGGATGGTTCAGATTATACTTATGCAACAGAGGCAGATAAGCCGTATTTACCGCTACGTTATTACGTTGACCACATTTTTGCTGGGCAGACTTCATCAGGCGACACAATCACCATAACCACTCCGGCATCCAGTGCTGATTATTTCAGTGGATCAAATAATGGAGTTAATGGCACAAATAATTTTGTAAACGCAACCATTGAAGTGACTGGTGGTACAGGAGTTGGGCAGACTGCCAAAATAACAGCCTGTGGCAATGATACTCTTACACTTGATTCATCATGGG